CCACTCAACTGGAGATGGGCCTCCCATTAGGGAGGCCCAACCCTCAAAGAATAATTCTGAGAATTATTCTGCAGACGGTAGTTATACCAGACTGCTCCAGCCACGGTTAAGGCGACTGCGCCGTGGCTCCGCAAACGTGCCGGGGTCGGACCAATCCGACGGAGATGTGAATCTCCGGAGGATCATGCTCCAGTCATTGCTCGCAACCTCAATAGAGGGAGTGAACAACGTCCAAGCGCGGATCTCCCATCTCATTAGGTCGGTATTATACCGAACTCGTGAGCGGGATCCCGGTTGAATAGTCCTAACGGGCCGGATGAGGGACAAGTAGCCTTCTTGCCGATATGTGATCGGAAGAGAGCCTATGCGCTCCTCAACCAGGCTGGCCAAGTGACCAGCCACCCGTTTGTACCCTCGAGCATACATTGCATTTGAGTATGCAACGTAAGCGACGAAGGTCTCAGCACGAACATTACGATGAACATCATACACCTTCTTAATACGAAGGGGTGTGACATCGACGCCTCTATAGGCATCGACTCCGCAGGATTCCCGAAAGGATCCTGCTGTACAACACTTGCTATCGTTGAACAAAAGCCCAACGGTAGGTAAGTCTTGTAGTACAGAAGCATAGTCTTCGCTTCGTACAATGATGTCATCGCCATACACGTAAACCGCGCTCATCGCCGATCGGCGAAGAGCACCGGAACTCTTTCGGGTTCCAGATAAGCGGCGTGCGCGTATAATCGAAGTTACGGCAAGTGCGTAAAAACAAATACTCTCCACAGGGAAGCATAAACAGCTTCCCATAGGAGCGAACTTATTAAGACGCACAACCTGGCCTGAAGGAAGCATCGTGTGGGTGCTCCGAGTTGCTAATAACGCATCTCGAAGTAATGGTACCTTAGCGAATAATTCGCTAACTAACCAAGTACTCACACGGTCAGAAGCTTCCTTCATGTCTAATGTAACCCACTTAGAATTCAATGAGCCTAGCAGAGCAAGGCGGCCATTAATCGACTGGTCTGTGAAATTCACATGACCGCGAGTACTGTGCCACCGCTCAAGATGCGCTACAATAGCGCGTCCGAGGCCCTGCTGAATCCATTGATATTCAAGTGGTTCACATGAGATAATACGAGGACCCCGTGAATCCTTCGGAACAAGTATTACTTTCGCAATACCTGAATCCGGGTTTTCTAAGTGCTCGTACTGATGCCATTGATCCGCTACAGCCGACATAGAATATGAATAGTATTCCGTAAAAGGATATACTTTTTCAATTTCTTTGTAGATGCGAGAGAAATTATGTTTTTCATGATTTCTTTCACCTGTAGCGACTGAACCATTCCCATGTCTGGGAATGATGTCAGCTGGGTCGAATGAAGCAAAGATGTCTCGGATCAAATCCGAAGTCTCTTCAATCCACTCTTGATCAACATTACTTCCTTTATCAAGGGAAGCATCAACCCTAACGAACTCAGACAGAAGATTTTCTTCCGTCTGCTTCGAATGGGCAATCTCGAGCTTATATAATAAGTACATAAGCTGCCGTAACGACGCGAGAAACACCGTATCCAACTGAGGGATGAAAAGTCCCTCGGGAGTGATAACCCTATTGAACAACCACCTATATAAACAGGGTGTTGTTCGTCCTTTCTCCTTTTTAAAAGAAGAAGGGATCGAAAAGGGTTCAGTCTTGGAAGCGGCCTTGTCAAGGGCCTTTCCAAGTTGCGGAAGGGTTTTCGTCAAAAACGAAAGCCCCTCGCGTTCAACTCGATCTCTTATGGTAGAGAGATCGCGTTGTGACTCCTTAACTGGAACACGTAGCTTCTCAGCTATATCAGTGTAAAGGTCGCAATAGATAGAGAGATAAAGCTCTCTCTGCTGGGCTATTATGGGCACCATTAGGTGTATCCTCCTAGCCTACAGCGCTATTGTGACATCACACTGGCCTACTCACTACAACGACTTGGTTATGGCCATAGTCGCCGTGCTAATAAAGCACGACAACCATCCCATAACTGAATCAAGCGGTAGTGAACGTATCTCGGGATCCGCCGATAAAGCGGAACATTGACACTCGACCCTATTGGGTTCAAGTGAACCAGAAGCTTTTTAGGCTTATGGTTCGTTGTTGATAATCTTCCCCACGTAACCAGCGGCGCCTGTAAAGGCTTCCATCTGGTCCACGAGGTTCTGGATATCAGCAGCGACAACTACATCCCGGGGCACCTCAATTACGAGTTGCACCGACGCAACGACGTCCGGTTGCGGGGAAACCCCCGCAAACGTCCGATCGATGCGCACGAGATGACGGTCAGCAGTTCCGCCTGAGCGTTCCACTGGTTGATGACTAATAGTCAACGTCCTAGGAACACCCACAGGAGCTGCTGCATCCGCACGGATGGATTTACCACCCGTGATGGACTGAAGGGAAAAAGTGTCAGTGACACTAGTTCCCGCCAACGCGATGTCATTGTTAAACATGCTGTAGACCTATTGGTTTTACGCGTTAATGATGTCAATACGCCTTCGAACTAAACGAACGAAGGACGTGGTGGAGGGTTCCCAATACGGGAGCCGTACCACCACGCTATCAATGCATGCCGATAACGAACGAGGGCCTGGATCTCTAGTGTCTTTTCAGACACGAGATCCTTACGACCATCGAGCGTCCACCAGTAGCATTCTTGTTTGCACATTGCGATTTCTCGCGATGTACTCACAAGCATGTCACGATATTCAGTGTGTGTCATAATATAAACATGATGCATATAGAGTCACGTGACATTGATAGTTAATCAACATCAACGTGGAAGTCAGAACTTACGTCCTTTCTTCCTGTGAATCCCGTCCATCCGCAAAATAATCAAGGACAGGCCAAGGCCTGCTTGATTAACTGTTGGAGTTCGGGCCGACAATGAGTCCGTGAGGGATGGGACATCCCACCGGCGCTCGTACGCTGTGACGGTCTTAATAGCATAGTCAAGCGTCCCAATAAAGGACGCAAGGCTATTAATACTAAGACCCATCTCAAGCGTGGTTTTGTACTCGTACTTCAGTGAATGACTGAAGTCGTGGATAACTATGGGAAGAGGGTCAAATATTGACTCCTCCAGTGATTCAATAAAGTCTCCGACGCTGACAAACCAGTCAACGACGAAGCTATAAGGGATTGCCTCCCAAATAACAGAGGCAATCTTAGTTACTCCTAAAGAGTAAACTAATGAATCAATCTGACCGAGTAATCCGCGCAATCTAGAGGCGTCATAGTCGAAAAGACATGACGCGTGGTAAACAGGCCGTTGATGCCACTCATAACGTTGCCAAATCCTTATAGAAAAGGACCCGGTGACGCCTGCGTCGCGACGGACTGATCTTGCGGGAAGGACAATAATATCGCAAGGACGCTTGTAATGGCGTCTCTGCAATTGTCCTGCCTTACGGATTAGCTCTGACAAAGAAGAACGAGTCTGATCAATGATCTGACCGAGCTTCTTTGCGTCTGACAACGTTGGTCGAACAGCGAATTGCCAAGCTAGGTTTACCCAGCTAAGCTTACTCGCTGCTTTACGGAACCAATTGAAGGCCCGATTCCAGATCGGGACACTAGGGACAGCGTCTTTAGGCCTGGGTTTCCACCCGGGTCTAGCAGACTTTATCCTTTGTTGTAAGTCGCGAATGCGACGTCTTTCAATTCTTTCCAACCTGCTCTTAACCTCACGGCTAAGAGCGAGGCCAGTCGTTGCCAACTCGTGCAGGAAGTTAGGAAGTAACATCTCAGTTAGAGATGGCTTCATAGCTTCCATAGCGGTATATGATGAATAACTCCAGTCAAAACTAATATTAGGATTGAATGTAGTTAGCAAGGAATCGTAATCGTTTCCAAGCGAATGCACCAGACCGGATCCCAGAAATTTCTGGGATACGGGACCGCTACCTGTGTTAATTGGCTGGACCAATTGCGGCAGGTCCCAAAGCCAGAGACGCGTCTTTGAATGGACGCAGTTTCCGGTAGAAGCCATCTGAGGTAATTGATCTATAATCGTCTCTGAAAGAGACGCATAGACAATCGCCGGAGAAGGCTTCGGACCACCGTACAAGGACCCATCCGATATCATAGTGACATCGAATGAGCCAGCAGGTAGAGTGGCATTGGTTATACGAGTACGTGTTCTCATAGTTAAGCGACTCCGGGC